TATCTCGGGTTTGGCGTCTTTCTCACCGTGAGCCCACTCATTCGGGATAGCGTCTCCCTAAAGCTTCACCCTGAAAAAATAGACGACAAGCGCGTCCTGCTGATCAGGCGGGTAGTTTCTCACCTGGCAATCGCCCTGGCATGGCCCAAGCTGCTGCCGCGCACGGTGGGACCCGTGCAAATGAAACTATTCCCCAAATTGGTGTTCAAAAGCGGTTTACCGATCTCCATCCGTGCAACATTCAAGAGTTACCGGGATCCCGAAACAAAGGCGCGTATCATCCTTTCCTTGGTTACGGAAAAACTGAGGCCTTTACACCCTCCGGTTAAGCGCAAGAGGCGCAGCTTCCTTGACGAGGACGAGCCCGACCCTTCGCCGTGATCCGAAGGGCCCCGCCAGTAGTCGCGCCACCTGCCACGGCCCCATCCCGCTGCTTGATACCATCTCCGGAGCCCCCACCGCATGAAACACCGCCTGCGCGCCGCCTGGAGGGCCTTTCGGGGCTACGCGGCAGCGCAGGATAGTCGTGCCTCAAGCTGGGCGGCCTCGGGCGGCAGCGCGACGGCCGAGATCGGCATGGCCGCACCAGGCATCGCCCGCCGCGCGCGTGACGCCGTGCGCAATGACCCTTATGCCGCGCGCATCGTTGATCTCTGGACCGGCAACGCGGTGGGTGCCGGCATCACCACACGCTGGCCCGACGAACGCCACGCCGATGCCTGGCGCCGCTGGGCTGACAGCACCGCCTGCGATGCGGAGGGCAAGCTCGATCTCTATGGCCTGCAAGCGCTCGCCATGCGGGCGGTGGTGGAAAGCGGCGAATGCTTCATCCGGTTGGTCACCACGCGCCCATCGGCGCGAAACCCGATCGGCCTCAGCCTGCAAGTGCTGGAAAGCGATCATCTGGATACGTCGCGCCACGGCATGGTGAATGGCGCGCCGACCATTCAGGGCATTGCACTCGGCACGGCGGGCGAGCCCATTGGCTATTGGCTGCATCGCAGCCATCCCGGCGCGGCCTGGATGCTGCCCGGTGCAGCCTGGCAAAACAGCGACTTCATCCCGGCCCGCGATGTGCTGCATCTCTTTCGCAAGCGCCGCCCTGGGCAATTGCGCGATGTATCCTGGCTTGCACCCGTGCTCCTGCGCTTGCGCGACCTCGGCGATTACGAGGCCGCGCTGCTGATGAAGGCCAAGATCGAAGCCTGCCTCGCCGCCGTGGTGACTGAGGAGGGCGAGGATACGCTCACCGGTCCCGCCGCCAACCTGCTGCGCGATGCGCAAGGCCGCGCGGTGGAGAGCTTCGAGCCGGGGATGATCCTCTATCGGCGCGGCATGGGCAGTGTGGAGGTGGTGAACCCATCGGGCGGTGGATCGCATACCGCTTTTGCCCGCCGTGCCTTGGAAGCCGCCGCCGTTGGTACGGGCCTCACCTATGACCAGGTTTCCGGCGATCTGACGCAGGCGAATTACTCGAGCCTCCGCGCTGGCAAGATCGAATTCCGCCGCCTCTGCGAACAGGTGCAATACGGCATGCTGATCCCGATGCTGGTACGGCCCATTGCGGAGCGCTTTCACGCGCAAGGCGCGCTGCTCGGACTTTGGGGCGCTGATATGCCCGATGGCGTTTCCCATGTGCCGCCGGCGCATGAAATGATCGACCCGCTAAAGGACACCACGGCGCTGATCGCGCAGGTCCGCGCTGGCTTCACGCCGCAATCCGAAGCCACAGGCGCCTTTGGTTATGATTTCCGCCAGGCGGTCGAGGAAATCCGCAAGGCGAATGCCGCGCTGGATGCGGCGGGTATCTCGCTTGATACCGATCCGCGCCGCGTCGCCAAATCCGGTGGCGCGCAGGATGCGGCGCAAATGGCGGCGGTGGAAATCGCCGCCACCGGCGCGGCGGCACCGCCGCGACAGAACAACACTCCCGGAGCAGCAGCATGAGCACTGGCGGCTACGATCCGATTGAGGACATGGTGAAGGTCAAGAGCGTCCAAAAGAAATGGCGCGACAGCTTTACCGGCACCGACCTCAATCCCGGCAAATGGACCCAGCAGCTTGGCAACGGCACCAGCCTGAGCGTTGCCGGTGGCGTGCTCACCATGGGCAGTGGTGTTGTCGCTGGTGCGGAAAGCTGGGTGCTGAGCACCGAGGTTTTCACCATCCCCTTTCGCGTTTCCATCGCGCTGACGCTATCGCAACGCATCGCCAATCAGGGTTTCCTGGTGGAGGCGGTGAGTGTGAACCGCGAGACCGGTCAGCCTGATGGCCAGCACGCCATTGCGCTGCTGTTTGATGGCATCACGCCCACCTCGGCGAAGTATGAGGTGCAGAATGGTGGCCTCGCGCGGCTTTCCTCGGCGGCGGTCACGTTTCCGACCTCGGTCAGCGGCAGCATTTATGAGATTGAGGCTTTCGCTGATGAAGCCTGGTTTCACGGCGGGGCTTTGGATGCCGCGACGGGCCGCGCCAATTCCTATCGCCGGCATCAGCAAATCCCGGATCCCAATGCGCTCTATAAGGTGCGGCTGCGCTGGCTGAATGGTGCAACGCCGCCGGCGAGCAATACCAATGCGGTGGTGCAGTTTCTGGCGGTGCAGGATTACGCCGAATTGACGGCGGAAATCACCGCCGGGCGCGGGCAATCCGCGGCGGGGCAGAGTGTCGCGGTCAATGTGGTTGGGGTGCCAACAGTCACGCCCGCGGGGGGACAGGCGCGGAATGCCGCCGGTGCCCTGCCGGTGTTGGTGGCAACGGGTGCCTCGGCCAATCCCCTGGCGGTGACGACGGGGCGCGGTGTTGATCTGTTGGCGACGCTGATTGGCGCTTTGGTCAGCAAGCCCTTCTCCATCCCGGAGTTGGATTGGGCCTATGCGGGGCCGGTTGCTGGCCTCGCAACGGCTGCCGATACGGCGGCGAAGGCTGCGGCGGGGGCTGGCGTTCGGAATTACGTGACGGGCGTTCAGGTGCAGAATGCCTCAGCCACTGCGACGGAGTTTCAGATCAAGGATGGTGCGGCGACGGTGCTGTGGCGCTGCCTGCTGCCTGGCAATAGCGGTGTCTATGACATTGTCTTCCCGAGCCCGCTCAGGGGCACGGCCAATGCGGCGCTGAATGTCCAAGCGGTCACCGCCGGCAGTGTCGTGATTGCCAATCTGCAGGGATACGCCGCGCCGTAAGCGACCCCTCAAAGGACCAGCACATGACAAAAATGCCTGAACCGGGCGGGAGCGATCCCGCGCCGGACACCCCCGCTTTGCCCGATCGACTTCCGACTGATGGGCAATCGATCATCGCCCAGCGCGCCTTGGCAGCACCCACCAGCGTGGATCGCGCCACGCGCAGCGTCGATGTGGTGTGGTCCACCGGCGCAAGGGCGCGGAACTTTGTGCCATCCCTCGGCGGCATTACCGAGGAACTGGATATGTCGCCCAATGCGGTGCGCATGGCGCAGCTGCGTTCGGGTAATGCGCCGGTGCTGAACACGCACCGCAGCAGCGATGCGCGGGATGTGCTGGGCCGTGTGATCGCCGCCAGGCTTGAAGGCGGGCGCGGCCATGCCCGGCTGCAATTCTCCAGTGCCGCTGATGTGGAACCGCTCTGGCAGCGCATTGCCGATGGCACTTTGCGCGCCGTCAGCATCGGCTACCGCGTGCATCGCTATGACCAGCGTCCCGATCCGGCAAGCGGAGAGATGATCTACCGCGCCGTGGATTGGGAACCTTTCGAGATCTCCATCGTGCCCATCCCGGTTGATCGGGATGCGCAAGTGCGTGGCGCGGCGCCGCAGGGCGCGCCGTCCTTCGCCATTGAACCTGCCCTGGATAATGAGGAACCCTCTATGACCGAGACGACGCCGGAAACCCCGGCAGCCCCTCCGGCGCCGCAAGCCGCGTCGCCTGTCACTGTGCCGCAGGTGGATTTACCGCCCGCGCCTGTGTTGGATTTGGAAGCCTTGCGCGCGGAGGCACAACGCGCCGAACGCGAACGCATCGCTACCATTGATTCCGCGATCGAGGCGGCGCGCAGCGTGATTGCACCGGACATTGTCGCCCCGATCCGGCGTGAGGCGGTGGAGCGTGGGTGGAACGCCGAGCAAGCGCAGCGCGCGATGTTTGAAGCGCTGCTGCGTAACACCGCACCGCCCTCTGTCCCCGCGCGACCGGAAATCGGGCCGGGGCATGATGCGCCGGCGGCCATCCTGGACGCCATGGCGGAAGCGCTCGCCGCACGCTCCATGCCGGGCTACCAGCCGCAAGGCGCAGGCCGCCACACCGAATTCATGGGTTGGCGGCCGTCCGACATGATCGGCGAATTGCTCCGCCTGCGTGGCGAGCGCCAGGTGCCGCGCAACCCCGCGCTACTGGCGGAACGCGCTTTTCACACCACGTCTGACTTTCCGTTGCTGCTCTCGGCGGCGGCGAACAAGATGCTGCTTGCGGCCTATCAGCCGGCAGCGCCGAGTTACCGCCAGATCTTCCTTCGGCGCGATTTCCGCGACTTCAAGCCGCACCGTCATCTGCGGGTCGGTGATTTCCCGACGCTCATGCCGCTGATGGAAAATGGCGAGATCCAGGCCGGCACCATGTCGGAAAGCCAGGAAATCGTCCTGCTGCAAACCTTCGCGCGGCGCATCCGCGTGACGCGGCCCATGCTGGTGAATGATGACCTGGGGGCCTTCACGGATTTCGCGGCCGCCATTGGTCGGCGCGTGGCGGATTTCGAGAATGCCACCGCCTATGCGCTGCTCAATCAGGCGAATGGCGATGGCCCGACACTGACGAACGGCCCGGCTGCGGTGTTCGGCACGGCCGCCGCGCGGTTGAATAAGGCTGCGGCGGGCAGTGCGCTGGATATCAACAACCTCGCTGCTGGTCGCGCTGCCATTCTGCGGCAAAAGACGCTGGATGGCCTGCCGATTTCTGTCGGCAATGCCATGAAGCTTCTGGTGGGCCCGAGCCTCGAATTGCCCGCGCGGCAATTGACGGTGAGTGTCGGTGCCACACAGATCAGCCACGCCAATATCTATGCGGGCTTTGTCCAGCCGCTGGTCGAACCGTTGATCCCGAATAACCGCTGGTACCTGTTTGCCGATCCGCCGACGGCGCCTGTCTATGTCTATGGCTATCTGAACGGTGCCGAGGGACCGCAAGTCACCACCGGCCCGGTCTCGGGCGTGGATGGTGTCGAAGTCAGCGTGATCTTCGACTTCGGCGTCGGCGCCATCGATTGGCGCGGGGCTTGGTTCAATCCGGGCGTGTGATCGCTCCCAACCCCTTTCATCATCGCAATTTCGCAACGGGCGTCCTTCGGGGCGCCTGTTGCGTTTCAGGAGAACAATTCCATGCGTAACTTCATCCAGCCGGGCAATAGCCTGGCCATTGCCGTGCCCTATGCGACGGGCGTTAGTGCTGGCCAGGGTGTCCTGGTCGGTGCGCTGTTCGGCGTCGCCGCCGTGGATGGCGTGCAGAACGCCATGATCGAGGCCGCGACCGCGGGCGTGTTCGACCTCACCAAGGAACCGGCGCTCGCCATCGGCGCCGGTGTGCGGGTGTTCTGGGACAATACCAATCGCCGCATTACCGCGACCGCCGCTGGTAATTTCCAGGTGGGCATCTCCACCCAGGCCGCACTTGCCGCTGATGCCACCGTGCGTGTCTGGCTCAACCGCGTTCCGGCGGCGGGGGCGTGAGCATGACGAACCTGCTGGCGCGCGATCACGAACGCATGCAAGGCGTGCATGCCCATCTGGTGCGTGTGGTAATCGAGGCACGTAAGGCCGCGCCCTTCATTGTGCTGGAAGGGCTGCGCTCCCGCGAAAGGCAAGCGAAGCTTGTAGCACTCGGTGCATCGCGCACCATGAATAGCCGGCACCTGACCGGCCATGCTGTGGATCTCGGCTATTGGCTCGATGATGGCGATGGCGTGCCGGAGAATGGCGAAATCCGCTGGGATTGGCCACTTTATGCGCAACTGGCCAGCGCCGTGAAAGGGGCGGCACAGAAACTTGGTGTCACCATTACCTGGGGCGGTGATTGGGCGAGCTTTCCCGATGGCCCGCATTTCGAATTGGATCGGGGGAAATACCCATGATCGGTGCATTGCTGCCCGCGCTGGTGCCGATCCTGGGTGATGCGCTGAAACGCCTATTCCCAGATCCGGAGGCGCGCCAAAAGGCTGAGGCGGAATTGAACGCCGCCTTGCTCGCACGCGCGGGCGAATTGGAGAAAGCCGCCGGCGATATCATCAAGACCGAAGCGCAGTCGGAGCATTGGCTCGCTGCCTGCTGGCGGCCGATCCTCATGCTGACCTTCGGCTTGTTGATCGTCGCACGCTGGCTCGGCTGGTCGGCGCC